TGTTGACACTATATGAAAATAAGTATAAACAAGAGGTACAGAAGTTTGCTAACGAACAAGTTGGTAGAAGACGAAGAGATGACTATACTGATGGCGCTGTTCGTATACCAGTAAACTCAGCAAACCCGTAGGAGAATAAATTATGGCAATAACATCAGCAATTTGTAATAGTTTTAAACAAGAGATTTTAGTTGGAACGCATAACTTCACTGCTTCAAGTGGACATACTTTTAAAATAGCTTTGTTTACAAGTTCAGCAACTTTAAATAAATCAACAACGGCATATAGCACTTCAAATGAAATATCTAACACATCAGGGTCTGCATATTCTGCGGGTGGTGCAACTTTAACAAGTGTAACTCCAGTTTTATCTACAGACACTGCGGTATGTGATTTTTCAGATGTAAGTTTTACATCCGCTAGTTTTACAGCAAATGGTGCATTAATTTATAATGATTCACAATCTGACAAAGCTGTTGCAGCTATAGCTTTTGGTTCTGATAAAACTGTAACAAGTGGAACTTTTACAATTCAATTCCCAGCAGCAGACGCAGACAACGCTATAATTAGAATAGCTTAAAGAGGTAACGCGGTATGTCCGTTACTAGAACTTTTACAGTAACGGTAGTCAGTACCGATTCAGGAAATAAATATTTTATTGATGGTGTACAACAAGATACAGTAAATATAGCTGAAGGCTTTACTTATAGATTTGATCAATCTGATTCTTCTAATTTAAGTCACCCACTAAGGTTTTCAACAACAAGCGACGGCACACACAATTCTGGTAGTGAATATACGACCGGTGTAACCACAAATGGAACACCAGGAAATTCTGGAGCGTACACACAAATTGCTGTAGCTTCTTCAGCACCAACTTTATATTATTATTGTTCAAACCACTCAGGAATGGGCGGACAAGCAAATACTCCAACAGGAAATACTTGGGGTATGTTAACTTGGGGTTCTAATTTTTGGAATTCTCAATCTGGCCCTCAAGCTTCAGTAACAGGATTATCTGCAGCAACAGCGATTGGTTCTGTAACCGTATCAGCAGAAATAAATTCAGGTTGGGGTAGACAAGCTTGGAACGATAGTGCTTGGGGTATTCAAGGCACAATATTAGTTGATGGACAATCTGCAACAACAAGTGTTGGATCATTATCACCTGCTGATGTAATGGGATTAACAGGAGTTTCTGCAACAACAAGTGTTGGATCACCCACTATAATTGGTAATGTTTCATTTGCATTGACAGGAGTTTCTGCAACATCAGGTATTGGATCTGTAACAACAGCAGATGTAATGGGATTGACAGGAATTTCTGCAACAACTTCTGTAGGATCACTTTCTCCTGCGGATATAATGGGACTAACAGGAATTTCTGCAACAACATCACTTGGAACTATTCTTACAAATAGTAATCCAATCATAAATGTATCTGGAGTAGCAGCTACATCCTCTGTAGGTTCTTTAACTATTTCAGATGCTATAGGGTTAACTGGATTATCAGCTACATCCTCTGTAGGTTCTTTAACTCCTGCAGATGCCATAGGATTAACTGGTGTTTCGGCAACAACTTCGATTGCTGGTTTTGGCACTGCTACTGGTTTTGGAATTCAAGCGTATCAATCAGTTGACACAGGTTCGAATATTTCGTATTCTGATGTTGCAACAGGTACAAATATAACATATAGTGACGTCGCATAGGAGACAAAATTTATGGCATCAAGTTTTTCAACTGATCTAAAACTAGAATTAATGGCTACTGGCGAAAATGCCGGTACATGGGGAACAAAAACTAACAACAATTTAAACCTTGTTCAGCAAGCAGTTGCAGGTTATGAAGCTATTGATGTAGCATCTTCAGATGTTACACTCGCTATGTCTGATGCAACTGTTTCAAACGCAAGAAATGCGACTTTAAAATTAACAGGGACTTTAGCAGCAAATAGAACAGTCACTTTACCAGACAGTATAGAAAAAGTTTTTAATGTTGTAGATGGCACCGATCATGCTGGATATACTTTAACTTTTAAAACAGCTTCTGGCACAGGTGTATTATTATGTGAAGGCAATTGTTATGTTTTATATTCTGACGGAACTAATGTAGAAAAAGCAAACGAATATAGAAAATGGAGAACAGTAACTGCTGCAGAAACAGTGCAAGCAGGTGCAAAATTATTTGTAGATACAAATAGTAGTGCTTTAACAATTACATTACCAGCATCACCAGCAGTAGGTGATGAAGTGCATTTTGCAGATTCAAGATTTACTTTTGATAGTAACGCATTGACTGTTGGAAGAAATAGCTCTAAAATAGCAAACACAACTGCTGACTTAGTAGTAAATACTGAGGGAGCTTCTTTTGGACTTGTTTATTCTGGTTCAAATATAGGATGGACTTACACGGAGAAATAATATGGCAAATTACGAAGCAACAAAATACAATTTTTCAGGTTCAGATCTTACAGGTATAGAGGGAATTCCAACGGCAACTATTGTGCCGTGGACATCTTCTTCAGTGCCAACAGGTTTTTTAGAATGTAATGGTGCAGCTGTTTCAAGATCAACTTACTCTGCATTATTTGCAATTGTAGGTACAACTTATGGAACTGGAGACGGTTCATCTACTTTTAACGTACCTGATTTACAAAATAACGTAGCAGTTGGAAAATCTAACAACAAAGCTTTAGGATCAACTGGCGGAGCTGATACAGTTCAATCCACTGGAAACGTTGGTGGTTCAACAGCAAACCATACTTTAGCAACACCTGAACTTCCATCACACTCACACCCTGGTGGTTCAAATACTTCACAAACTCACTTTAATCCTCACGCAAATGCTTCAATAACTCCAGCAAGCACAGGATCAACAGGAGGTGGTGGAGCACACTCACATAACATGAGTGCAAATTTTACTGGAGACGCAACTTCAGTGCTTCAACCTTATGTAGCACTTATTTATATTATTAAAACGTAGGAGAAAAATATGGCATCAATATCAACATGGACAGTAGTATTTGTAGATAAAATGATAATTAATCAAACAGTAAAAAATTCTGATGGTTGGCCTATAAACTATGTGATTGATGATGATTCTTTCTGGAATCAAAGTAAATTTGCAGATGTTTGGGCTATACAATATGTGGAGGATAACCTTGATCATAATGATACCGTAGAATATAATGATGGCAAACCTCATGCTACTTGGAATAATGCTAACTTAGGAGATTTTAGAACTCAATTTATTGAGAAATGGGACTCAGCACACTTATCTAAATTACAATCTGATTGGGATAATAATAATGTTGAAGATGAAACTTCTGAAGATAAGATAGCAAGATTAGGCGCTAGACCAACAACATATACATCACCTTAACATAAGCCAAGAAGTTAAAATATATTTATTATTTGATAAAGGTGGATTTCCTCTGTGAACATAAGGAAAACTTGCTGGCCAAATAACTATTCTTCCTGTTTTAGGTTTTACCCTTTTTGAAAAATGTAAAAATTCTGTTTCTCCACCATCTTTCACATCATTTAAATATACACTAAATGCTAAAGCTCTTTTTTCATGGTCATATCCTGTGTTATGTTCAATGTGCCATATGTGATAACCCTCTGTAGGAGATGTTTTTTGTATTTTAAAAGTATTATAGTGAAAATTTTCGATACCAAATGCTTCTTTAATTCCTGTATTTTGTTCATAGTGTTTTAAAGCCATATCAAAATTTACTATTAAAGTTTTTAACTCAGAGTGCCACATTTCTATAGTTTTTGAATTAGCAAAATATTGTTCATCTTTTTTTTCAAGCAAAGGTGCACTTTCAAAATTTTGTCTATTAAGCGTTCTTTTAAATTTATTTTCATTATCAAATAAACTTATAGCTTTTTTACATTCGTGTTCGGTTATATAATTATCATATACACCTATAAAATTATCTATATTTGCTGTTTTTTCATTCATAACTAATCTTTTTATACCAACAAGCTAATGTATATCTAGGGGGTTTTTTGACTTCTAAAACCCCATGTTTAAAATAAACACCATCAAAAAATAAACTCCTTCCTTTTTTTGGAGAAATAATTGTACCATCTTCAAAAAAAGTTTGACCACCAATATAGTCTTGATTTAAATAACTTATAGAAGAATAAACTGTATCTTTACTTGCTAAATCTCTATGTAAGTTTTGATTACAATTTTCTTGCCATTCAACAATATTTATCCAATCTACCTCGCAATTTAGCATATGAACATGATTATTTATTTTACTAATTAAATTTTTAAATTCTTTAATATTTGTAATTTGTATTTCTTTTATAAATTTATTAACATTTATTTCATATTTTTTTTGAATATCTTTATTTGCATTATAAAAATTTATTAAATAATCACATTCTTCTTCCGATAAAAAATTATCTATAATCTCAATTCTCATTTTTTTTAATTAGATCATAAGCATGATCTTTATATACTCCATTTTTATTAACATAATGTAAAAAAACTTGAGCCATACCCTCTCCTTTATAAATTCCTAATCTTCCATGTTTATGATTGCAACCAGCATATAATAAAGCATCTCCTTCTTCTAATTCAATTTTTTTGTTTTCAATAACTAAAGGCCAATTATCATATTTTTTTATACAAGCAGTTATTGATATTTCACAAGCTGGTCTATCTATATGTTTTTTTAAAGTTGCACCAAATATATAATATCTCCAATAAGCATAAGTTGGATATAATTTAAAATTAGAATTATTTTCAACAATATTTTTTTTAGCATACAATAAAGAGTTCATTAATGAATCATTGTACCAAGCTGGAGAAAAAGACTGTGAGTCAATTTCAAAGTTTAAATCTTCATCTAATTTATTATAACAATATTTTTGATAAACTGTTAATTCATCTTTAGTAAAGAAATTTTTTATTATTTTATATTTTATTTTCATAAAAAATTCTCATGTTCCATTTTTGCCATTGTGCAAAAACATCATTAGAATCATATAAATTTTTTCTTGTATCCTGTTTTGACATGTGTTTTACACTACCCATATATTTTTCAATATCTGATGTGTCGTGTTTTTTATATAAAGTTTTAGAGTATTTCCAAAACTTAGTATTATAAAATGTGTTTTTAGAATATTGCCACAATATAAAATTTTGTATCTTAGTTAAAAAATCATATATTTTTACTTTTGTTGTAATTTCATTATAACCATTAAACATATAATCAAAATAAATTTTAATAAAGTGATTATAACTTGTCATGGCAGTTGCTTCTAAAGGTTCTAAAAAAAATAATTTATTTCCATTTAATAAAATTCTTTTATCTATAATAGGTTTTTTAGCTACATATTGATTAAAAGGAAAAACTTGTTTAATTTTTTTTACTTTAAAAGTTTTCTTAAAATCTTTTTTAGCCTCTTCAACTGAAGTTATAGTATTGTTAAAAAGATAACCTACAGAAGTTGTTTCAGGTAATGGTATATAAAAACACCAACCATTTTTATGTGCAATCGCTCTTGTCCATTTTACATCATTTTTTTTAAACGGTAGTTCTGATAATAAAGCACAATTTAAAGGGTTTATTAATTCATAATAACTATTAAGGGTTTCTGGTTTTCCTCTACAATCTATTATGTAATCTGAATCTACCTCATTGTAGTCTTTAATATTTTCATCTTTTTCTTTAAAATTAATTTTTAAATTATTACAAACATAATCTTGAAATGATTTAGGTTGAAAATGTAATGAGTAATTTCCTACAGGATAAGGATGAAAAAATTTTTTATTTTTTTTACTCCAATTTTCATACATAATTCCTGTTTTTACTGTATGAGGAAAGGTTTCTAAAACATTTGAACCAAAATTTTCAAATAATTTAGGCGGAAAATCTAACCCTGTTCCCTGCCCTGTTGGTACAGGTGGAATATTAGAATCATATAATAATTCTATTTCTACTGTTGTGTTTACAAATTGTCTAAAATATGCAAGATGCATAGCAGAAATACAACCAGCGTTTCCTCTACCTATAATAGTTATTTTCATATTATTTATCTATAACATAACTTACAGTAACTCTGTAATATGGTATTGGTTTTATTTTTTGAGATGTATGCATTTGACTAGAATTAAATAAAATAAAATCTCCTGGATTATATTTTGTAACTTCTCCCTCAATGTTTAATTCTCCACCCCAATCCTCTGCCCATTGAGGTGTTAAGAAACCTATAATGCTATAACTATTAAAATCTCCATCAACATGAAATTCTGTATAGTGATTATGATTTTGTGCGTTTAAACCTATTCTTCTTATTTTTCTTTTTAATGAAAAATTATGTTGTTCTTTTAATTTTTGATTTATTCTATCAAATAAACAATTAAAATATCCCATCCAATAAGGGTTGTTGTGATTAGTTTCTCCACCTCTTATAAAATCTACTCCAGCAAAAGATCGTGCTTCAATGTCTCCCGAAGATTTTACTAAGTTCCACATATTGGATTGAATAAGACCATTATATAAACTAAAACAATCTTCTAATGTCAGAACGTCTTTTATTATTTTTATCATTATTTTATTGAAGCCATGAAACTATACTATATCTTGTTCCTTTTGTAATTGGTTGAATACTATGTGGATACATAAAATTGCTTGGAAAAAAAACTATAGAACCTTTACTTAATTTTAATCTTTTAATTTCTTTTTCATTTTGATCTGTAAAAATTAAATCTCCACCTTTATAATTATCATTTAAATTCATAATAATACTTAAATGTCTAGGGGATGTGGTAAAATGATCTGTATGAATATTATAATGACCACCAGAAGTATATTTTAACAAATCTATTTGATTTATTTTAGTGCTTTTCATTTTAGGAAATTTTGCTTTGTACAAAATATATATTCTTTCTATTTCTTTTTTTATATAATTCCAATAAAATAAATCATTAGGTGTATTAAAAGTAAGTTGATAACCTTTTACGTTTCTAATATTTTTATATAAACCTGATTTTATTTTTAAATTTTTTTTAGCTTTATGCTCTGTCAAAGGTATTATTTGTTCAATAAATCTAGGATTAATTATATTTTTTATCTCAACAATTGCTTCTAAATGGTCCATTATATTGATACTTTCATTCTCTATAAAACTGCTATATAAACTACTATATGCTACAAAAGATAGGATTTCAACCAGGTATTAATAAACAAATTACAGACACGGCGGCGGAGGGCCAATGGGTTGACTGCGACAACGTGCGTTTTAGATATGGTATACCAGAGAAAATAGGTGGGTGGAGTCAATTAGGAACTCAAAACGAAAATGAACTTACAGGCGCAGGAAGAGGTCTTCACCACTATGTTAATAGTTTAGGTAGAAGATACGCAATTATAGGCACAAACAGAATTTTATATGCTTATTCTGGAGGGGTGTTTTATGACATACACCCTATTCAAACAACTACCACTCTTACAAGTGCGTTTAGCACAACTAATGGATCACCAACTGTAACATTAACTTTTTCTGGTGCACATAATATAGCTGAAAATGATATTATATTATTAGATAATTTTAGCGCTATTACTAATTCTAATTTTGGTGCATCTGATTTTGATGATAAAAAATTTATGGTAACAAGTGCGCCATCAACCACAACGATTACAATTACAATGCCCTCTAACGAAACAGGATCTGGTGCAACTACATCTGGGGGTATTAGAGTGCAAAAATATTATACGGTAGGACCAGCTGTTCAATCAAAAGGTTTTGGATGGGGACTAGGATCTTGGGGTGGTGAAGATGGTTCTGCTATTACTACAACTTTAAATGGATCATTATCGGATAATACTGCTGGAACGGGTGGGTCCGGAACTTCTATTATATTAACAGATGCCTCACAGTTTCCAAGTTCAGGTACAAATTTTATTCAAGTAGGTAATGAAGAAATTTCATACACAGGTATTACGGGAAACACTTTAACAGGTATTACAAGAGCTGTTAGAAATTCCACAAGGTCTGCACACTCTGATGGTGCAACGGTTACTAATTCATCAGATTATATTGCATGGGGTGAAGCTGCATCAGGAGATCTAGTTCTTGAACCAGGGATGTGGTCGCTTGATAATTTTGGAGATAAAGCTATTTGTTTAATTCATGATGGAGCTTGTTTTGAATGGGACTCTTCATTAACAACGGCTACAGATACAAGGGCAACTATTATATCTGGCGCACCAACAGCATCAAGACACATGGTTGTATCTACACCTGATCGTCACTTAGTATTTTTTGGAACAGAAACAACTATTGGAACACCAGCAACACAAGATGATATGTTTATTAGAATTTCAGATCAAGAAGATATAAATACATATACACCTAAAGCAACGAACACAGCTAATACACAAAGACTGGCTGACGGATCACAGATCAGAGGAGCAATCAGAGGTAGAGATGCAATTTATGTTTGGACTGACACAGCATTATTCACAATGCGTTTTGTTGGTCAACCTTTTACTTTTGCTTTTGCACAAGTAGGAACTAACTGTGGACTTGCAGGTCAAAATGCTTGTGTTGAGGTTGATGGTGCTGCATACTGGATGTCCGAAAACGGTTTTTTTAGATACGCTGGTAAATTAGAATCTTTACCTTGTTTAGTAGAAGATTTTGTTTATGAAAATATAAATATAGACTCGGGTAATCAAATGATATCTGCAGGATTAAATAATCTATTTGGCGAAGTTACATGGTTTTATCCAACGTCTTCATCTTCTGTTGTTGATAGAATGGTAACATATAATTATTTTGATTCATCACCACAAAGACCTGTTTGGACTGTGGGAAGTTTAGCTAGAACAATGTGGAAAGATTCAGCTGTATTCGGTAAACCGCACGCAACAGAATATGATGCTAGTACAGACACATCTTTTGATGTAGTGGGAAACACTGAAGGTAGGACATCTTATTATGAACATGAAACAGGAGTAGATCAAAACAGAAATGGAACCATAACAGCAATCGCTTCAAACATAGAGTCTGGAGATTTTGATATTACACAACAAAGATCATCTCAAGGGACGCAAACAGGTG